CCAACAACATCGGGATCGTCGAGGACGCCGCTGGGCCCCTCACCGAAATTGAGGCCGCCCTCGTGCAGATGGCGACCGCCTATACCAATTCGCAAACGCGCTTCATTGAGGCCGTCGCCTTCCAATAAGGAGCCCCTATCATGAGTGTTGAACAGCAAGTGGACGCCCTCGCGACCTCGGTAGAGAACCTGAAATCTGCCGTAGTCTCGAAGAAAGCCACTCTCGATGCATCCGTGGTGGACGCGCAGTCGGCCACCACGCAGGCGCAGGCCGCCAAGGCGAACACTCTGTCCGCGCGGGATCAGGCCGGGGCCTTCAAGGACGCCGCCTATACAGCCGCCCAGTCTGCCGCCTCAGCGGTGGCCTATCAGGATCTGACCGCGCTGGCCGTCTCCAAGGCTGTCACGGCGGTCGATGTGTTCATCTACGACACGTCCAAGGACAGCGATGGCGGCGCGTGGCGGCATCGTTGCGCCGGGACCAGCTGGTATCGCGAGCCGCTGAATACCGCAGCCCGTGGCGCACGGCGCGAATTCCCTGCGGTGGCCGTCATTGTCGCCGAAGGTCAGAAGGTCACGATCTACGACGGCGATGATCCGACGCTGCCGATTTGGATGGTTTTTACACCGTCTGCTGCTGCAGCAACTCCGCAGATTTGGCGAGGAGGTCGATCGGCAACCTCTGTGCGCGCGCTGAACGGGATATTGTGCCTTGGTGTGGCCACGGACGGTCAGGGCGGCGTTGTCCTTATAGACTTCCTTGCAGATAGCATGGTCCGTTATTCTGCCGAAACCCATACCGGTGGCATCTCTGTTTATCGGCGCAACGAAGCCGCCACTACGCCGGTGCTATCGTCGCAGCGTATTCTCAACTCCATCGTCAATGACGTCGCGATGACCGTCCTGCCCGATGCACCTATCTCCACGATGACGGGGCTCCCGGTGCCTACGATTGCAGTGGCGTGTGGCCAGACTGGTCAGCCGAACGGCGGCCTTTCCATTATTCACAACGACGGACTAATCGTCGATTTGCTCGCCACGTCTGGGGCTGGTGGTTACGCCTGTTTTGAGGTGGACTTTTCCGATGATGGTCGCCTCTTTGTTTCGCACAGCTGGTCGGGGGGGCAACATGCAAGCCTCATTGTCTTGGACGCATTGCCGCGAGCTGACGTAAACAATCCGCTCGGTGCCCCGCAGAACTGGGGCGGCAGGATTTACAACGTTGCATCGTTTCCAAGGCTAGCTCCCGCCGCATCCTCAGCGGACTTTTATGTCCGGCGGCTCGGGGCGTCTGATGGCAAAGTCGCGCTGCTGCGAGGGTTTCAAGATACCCGTTTCGGCGGCATCACCTTGCTGTCAGAAACCCCAAACCAGCAGGCAAACGGCATGGCCGCGATGATCCACAAGGATTTCACCAGCGGCTGGCTGCCCGGCGCGATCCGCGGTGCCTTCCTTGCAGATACGGACGACACCGATCTCGTCGGGGCGCAACTGCTCGCGAACGGATCGTTCGAAAGCGACCTTTCAAGCTGGACCGTGAACCAAGCCACCGCTTGGGTGTCCGGTGCGATGCGGCTTGAAAGCGATGGCAACCCTGATCCGAACTCTTACTGCGAGATCATCTCGGTTCGCCCCGGCGCGATCTATGAGATCGAGATGCTCCTGTCGAACCCCGACATCGTTTCGCGCCAGACCTACATCCGCCTTTCCACGACCGGCACACCCGGCGGCGCCATCAGCCCGTATATCGGCGGAGTGGGTCAGACTTTGGCGGCCGGGGCTACCGTCACCCGCAAAACGCTAACGCAGTTCCCCGCAGGCGTGACGAGCGTCCGGGTGTCGACCTCCCTGTCCGTCGCAGCCGGACAGGCTGGGGCGCGCATCGATGTCCGCGATGTTGCGGTTCGAGAGGTGGTCGCGGACAGGTCTGTCGGGAACGGAAGCTTGACGATCAACGGCACGATCACCCGGGCGCCGGTCGCCACGGGCGCGGAGCTGGTCGCCTACAGCGGGTTCTCGGGCGACAACTTCCTTGAGCAGCCCTACAACGCGGCCCTCGACTTCGGGACCGGCGACTTCTGCGTGATGGGATGGATGTTCATGCCATCGGTGGTCACGTCGGTCCCCTTTTCAAAAGGCCCTGTCGGTGGGAACCCGCCGCCGTATTTCGAGGTGCAAGTGGCCGGAGGTGAGGTGCGCTGGGTCGGGACTGCTGGTGCGGGCGCCAAAGCGTTTGGGCCGGCGGTTGCGGGCAGGTGGGCGCACGTTTGCTATACCCGAACCGCCGGCGTCGGTCGCGCTTACATGAACGGCGTCCTGAACGAAACCGAGGCGGACACCAGCAACTACAACCACAGCGGCACCGACGTTCTCCGCTTCGGCCTTCGGCAGGACAACTTCGGCGCATTCAACGGCTCCCTCGCCCTTTGGCGCATCTCCGCGACCGTACCCACCGCCGACCAAATCCGACGCATCTACGATGACGAGAAGCCGCTGTTCCAAGAGAACGCCGCCTGCACGCTTTACGGCGCGTCGGACGTGGTGACGGCCCTCGCCCACGATCCAGACACCGGGCTGCTGCACGTTGGCACCTCCGCAGGCCGGTCGGTGTTCAAGGGCCTGCGCCGGGTGGCGAACACGACGGTCCCTGTCGGCGCAGCCATCGCGGCCGCCGGTGGCATGGTCGTCGACGAGTAAACCGGGCGGGGCGGCACTGACCGTGCTGTGTCACCCCCAATCCATCTCCCCCCATCGAGGACCAAGACATGACCCTGATGAGCTCGATCTCGAGGTTGACCACATCGGTCGACCAGCTGGCCGGTGAGGCGAACGTCACAAAGGCGCAGCTGTACGCGAAGGCCGCGCAGGCTGATGCCGAGGTTGTCGCCACGCAGGTCGAGCAGGCAGCGACCGAGGTGGCTCGGGGCGAGGCGGCAGCGCACGCGACCGACGCCGCCATCCACCTTGCAACCGTGAAAGCCGACGTGACCTATCAGGGCATCGGGGCGATCCTCTCGGAGAAGGCCGTGACCGCTGTGGAGGTGTTCGTCTACGACACAAGCCTCGACAGTGACGGTGGGGCATGGCGCAAACGGTGCCAACACACGAGCTGGTATAACGAGCCGCTCAACACCGCCACGCGCGGGACGCGGCGCGAGTTCCCAGCTGTTGCTATGATCGTCTGCGTTGGTAACCAGCTTCTTATCTATGACGGTGATGACCCGACGCTGCCGATGTGGATGATTTTTCAGGCATCCGTGAACCTGAACATGCTCGGAAGCGGCGGCGCTGGCCGCGCGGAAGCCTTGAACGGGACGGTTGTCGTCGTCGGCTCGGGCTCCTTCGGAAACCACTACGCGTTCCATTTCCTGCGCGATGAGGGCGGACGGCACACGGCATCGAATACTTTCGGAAAAACATATTCCGGCAACATAGCGGAACGAAACGCGGGCAAGGGATTCAACGGCGTTCCTATGGCTCTGATCCGCGGGGAGCCGAGCCGCGACGTTTCGCTCATTGTTCTGGCCGATGCGCCAATCGACCCGGCGACGGGCCTGCCAATCCCGACGATCTTTGCTGCCACCAATGCTGGTGTCAGCGTGATCCGCCACGATGGGACAGTCGCGAACAGCGCCCAGACCGGGAACAGCCTCCGCGTCGAGGCGACCAAAGATGCCTTGTGGTATGGGATTGAGACGGCCCTCTACGTTGCGACATGGGACCAGATCGCAGCGGGCAGCGGCTTCGGTGTTTTGGCAGCTGTCAATTTTGGACCCACACCCATAACCTCGCCAGTTCGATTTCACCAATTTTCTGTGGGTGATGACTTTCTTGCTGCCGGTTCTGGAACGGCGATCAACGGAACGGTGCAGGGCTTCGCAAAGTTCAGGGGCAGCGCGTCCACTATGGGCACTTCGATGCTTGCTCTTGTAACTTCGCGTTACAACACCGGCTTGCTTCCCGGCGCAATCCGTGGCGCTTTTCTTTCGGACACTGACGACACCGATCTGATTGGGTCTGGAGAATTGGTGACGAACGGGACGTTTGATACTGATACGGATTGGTGGAATGCGAACGACGGCGCATCGCTTTCGGTTGTTTCCGGTAGGCTTCGGATAACCTGTGACGTGTCCTATCGTTATGCCTACCAAGTCCTTAATACGCAGGTGGGAAAAACCTACAACCTGATGCTGGACGGTTTTGTTGGAACCACAAGTTTCGATGTTTTCTTGGGCACAAGTATTGGGGCTGGAACGCTTGGGACCTCCGGTACTCGCTCCACTGAAGGATTGGTCGGTATAAGTTTCACAGCCACCTCGTCCACAACATTTCTGCATCTGCGTGCACGGAACGAGACGAATTCAAGCGACGTATATGTCGAGTTTGACAACATCTCTGTACGCCTTGCCGACACCGACCGCTCCGTCGCCAAAAAGGGTTTGACCATCAACGGGACGATCACGCGAGCCCCGATCGCTCCGGGGGCGGAGCTGGTGGCCTATAGTGGGTTCTCTGCGGTAAACTATCTAGAACAGCCCTACAATCCTGCGCTGGACTTCGGGACCGGAGACTTCTGTTACATGGGGTGGGTGAACTACGCTGGATCAAACCAGCGATCAATCTTTGTTCGGCAAGACCCGGTTACGGGTTTTTACGTAACTATTCTGAGAGCAAATAACCTCAGCGTTAGTTTTACTTTTAACAACGGGTTAGGTGGCCTCAGCACAGCCGCTGGCACTCTTGCACTCGGGTGGTCTTTTGTTACTGCTCTGCGCAAAAACGGTGTCGTGCAGATATACATAAATGGGCGTTTTGTGCAGTCTGCGCTCTACACTGGCGATGTAAGCCGATCGGGTGCTCACCTAACCGTTGGAGCTTGGATATACCCGGGGGCACCGCAAGCTTTCGGTGATCCTCTCGCCTTACTTCGCATCTCCGCCACTGCGCCGACCCCGGACCAAATCCGCAAAATCTACGAGGACGAGCGGAAGCTGTTCATGCCGGGGGCGCAATGCACACTGTTCGGCACTTCGGATGCCGTGACAGCGCTAGCGCATGACCCCAAGACGAACCTGTTGCATGTGGGCACCAGCCAAGGCCGCAGCGTATTCGACGGCCTCGTCCGTGTGGCCAATACCGAAACCCCCGTCACGACCGCGATCTCGGCGGTGGGTGGCATGATCGCGGAGCAGTGAAACCATGACTGTGAACATCGAGAAACCGGCCCTGAACCTTCGTGAGGAACTTTCAATGCTCAGGGCGAAGGTCGCCGCTGGCGTCGCGCAGGAGGCCTTCTGGTTTTCTGGCACTGGCGCACTGACTGCCTTCGCGCTGCCGCGGGGATGGAAACCCAAGTTCGTCTACGTGGACGGCGCGCTAAAGCGGCCTGGCACCGGCGAGGACTATACCGTCAGCTACGACGGCTTCATCTATTCGCTGATTTTCGCGGTAGCTCCGGCCACGGTGGACGTGGGCGTAATCTGCGTGCGGGAGGTCTGATCCATTACGGTATTCATCCAGAAGGGCGATGCGCCCCTGAGCGTGCGGCAGGCGACCAAGCGCGGCATGTCTTTTGTCGCGTCCGATCTTGCCCTGGCGGGCGCGCGCAGGGGTGATGAGGAATTATTGCGCGTTATCCCGCACGACAATTTGCCCGCCAGGCTCTTGGATGTTGTGCAGGCACTTGGGCACGTCTCCTACGAGGCCTTCGCTCTGGGCTGGGAAGCCGACAACTTCGTCAACGGGGAGCACAACCTGTTCAACCACCAGCTCGTGGCTTACCGGGCAGCGCAGGCACGTCTGGTGCGTTATCGGCTGGCCGTCGGGCGGGCCGAGATCACCGCAGAGCAGCAGGCGCTCGACGAGCAGGGGCAGCCCGTGTTCAACCAGACGACCGGCGAGCCGGTGATGGAGGGCGTGGTCGTGCAGGCTGTGGTCGATCCGCTTCCTGAAGAGATCGAGCAGCTGGTTTACGAAGAGACGACCGGTGAGCAAACCGGGACGATAATGGTGCCAAACCCGGAGGTCGTCCGAGACGATGCCGAGCGCGCTGCGGCTCAGGCCGTTATTGACAGCACGCCGGTCGACGTCATCGCATTTGCCGAAGCCCACGAGGTGGGACCATGACGTCAAAGCTGCTCAGCAAACGCTCCGCCGTGCCCGGAAAGGTGCCAACAACGGCACAGATCGATCTCGGGGAATTGGCCATCAACACCCGGGATGGCAAACTCTATCTCAAACGCGATAACGGCAACGGCACTTTCACAATCGTGGAGTTGGGAACCGTCCGTTCCGTGGCGGGCAAGACGGGGGAGGTCATCCTGACCGCAACAGATGTTGGCCTTGGGCAGGTGAACAACACGGCCGATCGGGACAAGCCGGTCACATTGACCACCAACGCCGGGATGTGGGTCTCACCCAGCAGCCGGAAGGCATTCAGGCGGCCTTCGCCGCAG